TCACTGGCTTCGATCCAAATGGGGGAGCCGGTCGCGCCAGCCGCCCCTGCTGGTCCGGTTGCCCCGGTTGCGCCTGTGGCTCCAGTGGCGCCGGTAGGCCCCGGAATGATCATAGGGTCATCAGGATCACTGGCTTCGATCCAAATGGGGGAGCCGGTCGCGCCAGCCGACCCTGCTGGTCCGGTTGCCCCGGTTGCGCCTGTGGGGCCAGCTGCTCCGGCTGGGCCGGGTATCATCAACGTATCTTCGGTGTCATCCGGCCAGAAAAGAGGTGCGTTGAGCCCGGCTGGGCCTGTAGCTCCTGTAGAACCCGCCGGGCCGGGGATCGTCAAGCCGTCCTCCCCGTCCTGCCCGTCGTAGCCGGGCGGTCCCTGCGGCCCCTGCGGGCCTGCAGACCCGGTAGCGCCGGTGGGGCCTGAAGTAGTTCCGCTGCCGCTACCCCCAGCGATAGTCTGTGACTGACCGGGCTGCGCGCCATTCGCCAGCTGGATCGTGCCGTTGACGATGGTAGCGAGGCCGAGCGCTACCAGCTCAGAGACGCGGACGTAGGAGTCCCCCACGTCTCCACGTAGGCGCTGGCCTACCTCGATGGACTCCTTCACCTGCCGAAGGATGGTCGTCGCGTTCGAGCCGCTCGCGGAGGGCGTCTGGATAGCGCTTGCCTTGATAGGGATCAAGTGCGGCGGAATGACCACCCCGAGAGTCATGGCTTAACTCTTCATTATGTAGAACAGGGCATAGTACGGGGGCAAATCATACGCATGCACGTGGGCCAGTGTGCCGCCGAGTGCGTGCGTGTGCGTGGCGCCAGCACCAGTGTTCTGCAGATACTGCGCGCTTGATATGCCACTACCGCCGGGCAGGTTCGTCGTATATGTGCCGCCGGTGCCGACCGTCAATGCCGGGCCGCCAGCGCTGCCGCCGAAGTCGATTACGCCCCCGTAATAGAACTCATGGGTGTGCGCCGGCAGCTGGGCGATGGTCAGCGCCGTGCCTGCAATTGACAGGCCGCTGATCGGATTGGTCGAAGTCGTGTTCTGGCCGTACGAAGACGGCGGGTACCCAGCAGAGCCGCCGGTGGCGCTCAGCGCGTACTGGCTGCCGGCGCCGACGATGAAGCAGTTTTCGAGATCGGGCGTGCCGCTCGTGCCGTCACACAGAAGAAACCCGGTCGGGATCGCGTCACTTGCCCCGTACCACATGCAGATCATGCCGGTCACGAATAGGCCGTAGCCGGAAGGTAGATTCGCTGTGAGGTTCGCTTCAGTCAGGATCACGCTGCCGTTCTGCGTGGCAGTAGCCTCGCTGGCGCCGACAATGATCTGGCCCTCTGTCTGCCCCGGCGCGCCGCGCAGAACGCCCGTGAACTCGCCACCTTGGATCGAACCGTTCGAGTTGAGCTGCAGTATGCCGGCAAGCGTGGTCGTATTCGTCAGGGTGTCGCCGCCTTTCTTCTGCAGAAACGCATCAAGGATGCCGGCTGTGACCCGCATCTCCACGTAGGACCCGGAGGCGAATGCGGCAGCCGTGGTGCCTTCCTGCCCGCGGATGACCGTCAGCGTATCGCCGGTCACGCCAGTGCAGTACATCACTTCGATGTTGCCGCTGACGTCCTCGAGAGTGATGGCCAGCTGTTGCCCGGAGCTAGGAGCAGGAAAGTCAGCGCCAGTCCCGGTATAGACCGTGATGGTCGTCTGTGAGTTGTCGATGCTGCTTGCCAGCGTCGTCGAGACGTTGTCTGCGAAGAGGAATAAGTTAGCGTTGCTCATGGCGCGTTGTCCAATTTGTTCTGGATGTTATAGACCACTACGTCCTGCAGGACCTGCCCGAGGCTCGTGGTGGCGACAAAGTTTGCGTTGTAGACGTTCAGGTCGGCGACAGATGGCGTGGCGCACGACGCGAAGAAAGCCACCTCGTAGTTGTTCGGGCTGGGGGCAATCGCAATGCTGGTAATCTGGAACCCGCCGTTATTGTCCTCGTCGGTCGAGGAGGTGATCGTGCACGTCACCGCGGTGATGTACTCGCCCGCAGCCAGCTGGAGCTGGTACTGCAGCAGGTATCGCTTTACCTCAATGGACGACTGGTTGAAGCGAGCCGAAATGCTCATTGGTCACACCTACCCAGATAATTTAGGATCTTTAGGACCCTCTCTTTGTTGTCTCCAAGCAGGCCGAGTCCGAGATTGCATTGCCTGCATAACCATCCACGAAAGACCCCGGTCACATGGTCATGGTCCAAGTGTAGCCTAGTTTCTCCTCGCGGTCGACTACACGCTTCGCACAGATCGGGCATAGGCCTAGTCGGTTCAGGAGTCATTACGCCGCCACGGTTGTATCTTCCACGGGCATATACACCTTTGGATTGATAGAGCCCACATTAGCCAACATCACGGGGGGGAAAGCAAGTGGCGAGCGGTACCCCCCGGTCAGCATGCCAGAGGGGTTCCCGGGGGTTGGCGGGTTCGTCGGGATAGACCACGTGACAACCGCCTCGGCATAGAGCCCGTCGTCATCGCGCGTGATGGTCACGACGTCGCCGGTGAACCTGCTGGGGAGGGCCGGAGCCGTGTAGACCCCGTTCGAGATAGTGCCATGAATGCACGACCATGTGGCCGACGTGCCCACCGGGGACACGGTCGCATAAGTGAAGTCAGCGCTGGCCCCTAGCGCAACAGTCGCAGTCGTAGGGCTGATCGAGATCGAAGCTGGCGGCGGGCCGAGGGAAACCACGAAGGCTACGGGCGATGCGGGCGCGGCGCTTGCGCCGGCGGCCGGGTCTTGGCTGATGACATCGCCGGTCGGGACTGTCGAGCTGTACGCTGTCGTGATGGTGCCGACGGTGAACCCGGCACCTGTGATCGCCGATTCAGCAGCTGCTTCAGTGTCCCCAACGATGTCTGGAACAGTCAGGAGCCCGACGGCGACGGATATGCTGCCCTGCTCGCCGATCAGGATGTACGCGGAGTTCTCCGGGTCATATATGACATCGGAACAGATCTCTCCGGGCACGAGGAAGTTAGTCGTGACCGTAGTCCAAGCCGCGCCGCCGTTCTGGCTATAGGCCACGTTGCCGGCGCCATCAGTGAAGAAGATCGTGCCTAAACCATCGGAGGGGCAGTACACGCACAAGCCTGACTGGTTCGACGACGGGAAGATATCAGTGATCGCTGTGGGAGAAGATAACAAGCCGGCTATGGACGCAGACGCGTAGAGAACCGGGGATTCGCTCGCGTATCCCACGCGAAAGTAATGGCCTATGGAGCTGTTATAAGCAAGCGGGCGGCTAGGAGACACAGCTCCAAAAACGTCGCTGGAAGAGGTGGCCGCAGTCGTCCAGTTGATCTCGCCACCGGCAATGATCGGCGGCACCACATATGCCATGATATAGTCTTCTTCTAGCCCGTACGCGACGAACTGAGTACCGTCCCAGATGCAGTCGTTGTTGGCTACCAGATGCGAGAACGACGCCAAGTTCGAGTAATTCTGCAGGGATGACAGCCCATCCACCGAAGTAGCGGAGCCGGTATAGCTAGAGAGGGAGCCAAATATGAAGTTGCCTGCACCGTCGGTCGCGCCTCCCGCTAGGCCGAATGCACTACCATCAGTGAACGTCGTCCCCCATGTGAGACCGCCGTCGCTCGATACTGTGACCAGTCCTTGGCCACCGGCCTGTCCGCCTATGAAAAACTTCCCGCTGCCATATCCGATACCAGAGCCGTAGTCAGCCCCGGGAGTCAGCGTTGTGATGAATGTCCATGAGACGCCGCCATTGGTCGAACGCCAGATATCGCAGCCTTCGTAGTACGGGAATATTGCAATGCTGGTGCCGGCGCCATCAGTGGCCAAAAAAGACGCGGCGCCGTAGGGGTATGTTCCGCCCCCAAGTTGTGGCGTACATACCTGCTCCAGCGTGAAGGTCAGGCTCACACCTGAAACCAGCCGCCGTATGCTTGGTCATTGACCACGGCGTAATTGAAGCCTTGTCCGGTGAACGGGAACCCGGCCCCGGCGTTGGAAAAGTAGATCAGTGACGACGTGCTGTCGGTGCCCGTATCCACGTACAGGATGATTGCTGCCACTGGGGTTATGTTTGCAAACGCGTCGAACACCGGCAGGATGCCGGCGCACACGCCATTGACATTGGTCATACTCGCCATATATGTCGACTGCGCGTTGCTGCGTGCGAGGATCGCCGCACTAGGGATATCACTCACATGGACATCAGAGTTGATCCGCGGCAGGTAGCCGGCACTCACCAGCAGTGCAGAGACCTGCAAGTCTGGCCAGTCCCATGCGGCAGACGAGAACTGCTGGCTCGCGTTACCGTACAGAAAGGTCTGGGCAGCCACGTCAGTCTTCCACCGCTATAGGATTCCCGACGTAGTGTGCCGGTGCGAACGGCGGGAAGCGGGCTGGGGTGTCCACGCCGCTGTACGCGCGATTAGCCTGATCCCGAGCGAGGAGAATCTCTTTGCGGTACAGCATCTCGTAGTCGCCCGCCATCGTAGGATCTGACCACGGTTTGCCTTTCATACGATAGAGACGCGCCATCGTGCCCCATTGCAGGGCGTCGAGGTGCTGCGTGACTGCGATCTCCGGCAGGCGGGTCGTATTCACCACTGGAGTCAGAACCGCATAGGCATACAGTATCGAGCCGTAATTCTTGTCCGGGACCGGATACAGCTGCATCAGCGCCGGGCGGATCATGAACCAGCGGCTCGGTGGGGCTATATCTGGCCCGACCAGTAAGCGGGCTGAGGGGATCAGGCGCTGCGGGAACTGCGCGCCGTTGGCGCTCGGATACAGCCACGTGCTCAGCACAAACTGCACCTGCGAGTACTGGCCAAGCGGATTCAGCTGGATGGGGTTATTCGGACCGCCAACACCCTGATTGACCGGGTACGGGCCGATGGTGTCGCGCCATCCGGTCGACATCGTATAGAAGTGCCGAAGGACGTCCTGCAGTTCGCTGTTGACCAGTGAGTCGGGAATAGCCGGGCTCCTAGCCAAAATTTTATCGACTATGTATGTAGTGCTCTGGCCCGCGACTGCGGTCGAGGACTGGCCGACTCCATCAAGGGTGACAATAGCCATTAACCACCCGGTCCCCCAAGCATCTGCTTGAATGATGCCAGCAGCTGGCTGGCTTTGCCCTGATCCACGAATTCGTCGTCAGATAGTTCGAGACGTCCCACCATGAAAAAGCACACGGCGTTGAAGAACAGCCGGTCATCAAACGGTAAGGGAGTGGGCGGATCAAGCCCGAGATCCGTCTCCGCGTCATAGGTGTTCATCGGCAGGGCGCTGTTCGAGAGGATGCCCTGCGTGAAGTTGCCGATGAACGCGTCCGGTCGGTATCTGTACAGCTCGCGTAGCGCAGTATTGAACTGGCTCATGACCAGATCGTTCGTCCACCGGTAACTGGAGCCGTCGATGCCTAGGTCATTGACTAGCAGCCGGACTTCGGTAAAGACGTCATCGAGGGACTTGGCTGTCTGCGTGACCATTGTTCTTGCGCTCTTTTTAAGTATGCGATGGCTCGTTCTAAGGCTTCGATGGTATCACCGATCTTGCCGAGGCCCAAGTTGCAGCGGTTACAAATCCAACCGCGGAACTTTCCGGTTGCGTGGTCATGATCCAAAGCAAGACCCCTTGCATCCAAGGATACATCTCGGCCGCAACACTCGCAGCATAGCGGCCGCGGGCGAGTCGGTGTAGGCATATGGTGGAACTTGTGCGTGGCGCGGCGGCGAATCTCTCGGTAAAGCTCTGGATTCTTGGCCTTCTTGTTGTTTTCGTACTGTCGCACCTTTTCCGGATTCCTGGCAATCCACGCGCGGCGACGGGCCGCAGCTGCGGCAGGATCTTTTGCATATTGTCTAGCGACGACAATCTTAGAACACTCGGCGCACTGGTTATTCGCGACATAGCGGAGCGGCGCGTGGCCGTGAACACACGGGCGCCCACAATCATAATGCTTCAAGCCGGCTGCGCGGGCGGCGTCTCTAGTGATAAGGTCCATGATTAGCTCCAAGAAAAAGGGCCGGTACTATTACATACCGGCCCTAATCTTGCAACAGCTAGCTAACTAGCTGATTCGATTACAGTCCTGAGTTGATGACTACCGCGTAGCCGACCAGGGTTGGGTTAATGACTTGGAAACCCCAAACCTGCAATCCCCTCATTAGTGTGCCGAATGTCGACTCTGAACGCAAGGTCTCGACCTTCGTCATCTGCGACGCGAACGTCAGTCCGAGCGAGTGGCCGAAGTACACCGCGTACTCAGTGCCGAGGTACGTCGACAGACCGCCGCCGTTGGTGGCCGAGGCCAGTTCGGGGTAGTTCGTGCCCGCCGCGCTCGTGTTGCCGCCTGATCCCATCGGGAGCAAGTTGCTCACATACACCGTGAAACGGTCGATCATGCCGAGGCGCCCGTTGCGCGCGATAGACACCGCGTCACCGGTCAAGTACGCCTGCTGGAACACACCACGCTTGATCATCGCAGCTGCCCACGCCGGCAGGACGATCCAACGGCCCGTTTCCGGAACGCGCTGTTCGTCAAGGACGAGACCGCAGTCGATGATGAAGTCGACGATCTTGCGCGCGTAGGCCACGCTCACGCCGGTGTCGCCGCTCGCTCCCGCGATGCTGCCGAGGAACAGGGGGACACCCTGAGTCGTGGCCGCAGTGAGGGTGTTGTACGAGTAGCCGAGGTTCACGCTCGCGCTGAGACGGCCAGCCGCCGTTCCCATGTTGTTCGCGGAAACCTGATTGCCGATAGAGTCGATCAGGAGCACCTGTGTGTCCACGTAGACCTTCATCTGCTCAGAGGCGTTGTCCGCCCAGTTGCTCAGAAGATCGACATCGGACTGGATCTCCATCACATCGTCGAGGACGGTATTGAAGTACGCGCCCTGATTGATGGACAGAGTCACCAGCGGGCTCGAAGGCCGCTGCACGACGAGCGCTTGGTTCGCGCTGTACGCCTGAATGTTGATGGTCGGATGCGTGCGGATGTTGACGGTGTCGCCGAAGTTGCGAATCTCCCCCTCGTAGTCCGTGCTCGCAATGGCACCCAGCACGGTAGCGTCGTAGAACTTCTCTACGAACTTGCCGGACCAGATAACCGGAATGAAGACGCCGCTGTACGCCGGGCTGGGGTTTGAACCCAAATACGGCGTGCCCAACGGATATGCACCTACGTTACTCACAAGTCACCTCAAATTCCCGAAGGATGTTGGTTGTTATCGGTTCGCGTGGTGATCAACGCGGTCGGGACGTACCCGGCCTTCTGCTGTCGCCCTCGCGATCTCGTCTTGGAAGCTCTGGTATTCTTCTTTCGTCACCAGCTTCTTCCGCACTCGGGTGTAAAAGGTCCGGATCTCGCTTTCAGTCCAGATCTTCTTCGACCCACTTCCTTCGGGAGCCGCAGGTGGCTGAGCGCCCCGGGTCTCGGGGGCCAAGAGTGTCGCCGGGTCCACTACTGGTGCGCCGGGGGCTCTTGCCAATTCTGGGTATTCCCTTGCATACGCCTCGAAGATTGCCACAACCCGTGCTCGGTCGAGGTTCTTGAAGGCGCTCGCCAGTGCTACGTGGCGAGTCACACCGCTGAATATATCAACTATTCCAAGCCAGTCAAGGAAGTGGTCGCTTTCGTTGATAGCGGACCACTGCGGGACGGCGCGCGATAGCTCGTCCCAGATGCGCTGTTTGCGCTCCTCGACAGTCGCTGTCTGAGTCTGAACGGCAGAATTGCGGAGCTGAGCCAGCTCGCCTTCCAGCTTGGAGATGGTCGGCTGGTACATGTTCTTGGCCAGCCGGACTAGGATCGGCAGCAGCTCGCCGTAGTCCTTGATGTCGCCGTCGGTGGCGCCGAGGGACTTCAAATAGTCCTCCGGGGACTGCGAAGCCGGCACTTGAGCGGGCTGCGGGGGCTGAACCGCCCGACTGATCAAGTCCCTGACCAGCATCGAGTTTTCCTCGACCTGATTGCGCAGGGCCTGTGTCTCGGCGTTGTATTTGCCTCGCAGGCTGTCGTACCGCGCCTCAGCGATGCGGGCGCGCTCCTCGGCGCTTAGCTGCGGGGGGGCCGCAGCAGCCGCCGCAGGCGGGGGCGGGGGGCTGCTCGCGGAGGCCGGCTGCGCGGTCGGCGGAGTCGCCGGTGTCGACGCAGGCGCGGCGGGGGCCTGTCTCGGGGCGTGGCTGCCATCGCCACGCGCTACGGCGTCGGCAATGACCTGTTGAGCGGCTGTATCGCCCGGCTGCGCGTTAAGCGCGGCGATCACGGCGGCAGCTTGGTTGGCCTGCCGCTGGGCGGCGGCCGGCATCTTGACGTTCGAGGGAGGCGTAGCGGTCATGTGAGATCTCCAGTAGCTTTATTTATGTTAAGTATCATGGCGCGAAGGGCTCGGCACTCGCCTCTAAGTGCCTCGTCCGGGTGATCAGAAAGCAACAGCGCGGTGACGCGGTCATTGAAGAGGGTCTCCAATGTGGTCACGTAGTGACGGAAATTGACGTTGTCTTTGAGGTGCAGGATAGCCTGCGCCAACTCAGCTCGGTTTGATGCCATCTCAGAGTTTCAGTGGGTTCCCCAGCGCCTCCGTTACCAAGTCGGTATCGCCTTTCGACGGTCGAACCTTGGAGTAATCGCGCATGTACAGCCGGCGGTGTGCCGGCGCGGGACCAATGTCCGAAGCCTCGCCGATGGTCAGCATCTGGTCTTTGACGACCTTACTGCCCTTCGACTGTTTCTTGGACGTCTCCGCACCGCTTTTCTCAAGCTCGTCCGGAGGTGACTTGGTACCCGGGTACGCCATTAGAATACGTTCCGAGCCTTCTTGCTCTCAGTCTGGCCAACCTTGTCGTAGCTGCTCTTGAGAGGATAGGGCTTGTTTGTCGGCTCGCCGTCACCCATCTGCGAGGATGTCAGGTCGCCAGACGTGTCTGTCGGCTTGAAAGAACCAGCGCCGCCCTTGTGGTCAGCAATGACCTTCGACTCTTTCGCCGGCTTGTCGGCGTTCATGGTCGGGATGTGCGTGCTGTTGGTATTGAATACTGGTCCCAATTTATGATCCTCCACTCCATTCGACGGGGTTTTTCCTGACCGTTTCCCTTCTCCGTGAAACTTGGCCGGATCGTTGATCGTGCTGGTCGGACCGTCCGCGTGGGGAACGATGCCGCCCGGATGAATCTTCTTGGTACCGCCTTTGTCTACGTTACGAGCCATGGGAACAATCCTCTTTGGATGCGCGCTTGCCGCCACCGGGCTTGAACGCTTTGCTGCGGAAACCACCTTCGCCCTTACGCGCTTCACCGGCGCCGACTGCCTCGCGGCCCAGTGCTGGGCTGCGGAGTTTTCCACGGATGACGTTGCGGGCTAGGGCCATGTCCAGTCCCTCTTAACGGGGGTATCTCTGCGCTGATCGTAACACAGTCGCGTTATTCGTCAAACTCCCGGTAGGGCCTGCGGGCTCACAGTGTTGAGGGGCGCAAAGCCTTGTGGCGCTGCAGGAATCCCTTGGACGCCCCCAGCGTTGGGGGGTGCGGCGCCAGACGGGGCCGGCTGCTGCGAGCCGCCGGGGTTGAACCCTGCGCCTGTTCCAGCACCGGCGGCGCCCGGAGGAGGAGGCATGGCGGCACTGGTCGGCCACCCGGGAGGCACAACCAAGCCCGGCGGGAGGCCCGGCAGCGGGCCGGAGTTGACGCCCGGGGGCGGTATAGCGTCGCCGGGCTGCTTGATCTTGATCTCCATGCCGATGTTGTCCGCGATCTGCTGCAGAACCCGTGCGGTCTCGTCCGGACCGAGAAGACCCTGATACGCCGGGTTGTTGATCAGCTGCAGGAACTGGAGTTGCTTGGTCAGGTCCTGCTCTTGTTTGGCAGCCTGTCGGACGCCCTCGACCACGATAGTTTCGTCGCCACGAAGCATGCCGGTCGCGTCGGTGAGCATGATGAAGTCGTAGAGCATCTCCAGCAGGGGCTGGAAGACGTCGTTGTCGATGTTGTCCGCCACGTTCTGGAGGGTCTTGTTCGCGTTGTTGATCAACATCGAGAGGCCCGACGCGGTGCGACCGGCGCCACCCGCGGCCCCGTTGCCCGTCAGATAGCGCGGGATCGTGCTCACGTCATCAAGCATAGTGCTGAATTTGTCAATAATTGCCATCAGCTCCTGAGCGTTGCTCTGGGGCTGGAAGAACTCAACCGGCTTCAACTGCGGATTGGACGGGTCGCTGAGCACCTTCCAGCGCTTCCACGGGTATAGCGAGTCGTCCTGCGTAGGCGACAGCAACTCCTCGTGATAGACCACCTGCGGTCCGGAAGCCATGGCGATGTTGTTCACCAGCGCTCGGAGGGTCGCATTGATGACGTCCGTCAGATCATTCGCCATAGCGGGGATGCCGTTGCCAAAAAGGCTGCCCGGCTGCTTGTCGAACGACGTCACGTAGTACGGGACGCGTAGGCGCGGGCTGGGGTTGAGCATCACCTTGAAGATTCGCTTATCTACCATCCATGCGGTGACGAAATATGGCTTAAGTGGGTCATCCACTCCGGGGACGTGGTACTCCATGAGGTAGCGCCCGAGGATAAAGCCGTGGAACTCGATCGCGTTGATGAACGTGTCGTCGAGGACGTTGTTACGGCCCTCCATCTGGGCGCGCTCGTAGTCGAATATCTGAATCCACTCCTTGAAACCGCGGCCTTCATAGGCTTGGATGATCGCTCGTATGTCATCTTCTCGGTAGCCGGGCAGTCCGATGAGGTTGTAGAGATCGTTCACGCTCATTCGCTGGCGCTCGAAGACCTCTGTGTTCTTGATGTTGGTCGCGCCGGGGCTAAACCAGATGTCCCAGGGGCTCACGCGCTCCCATTGGAACTCCGCCGTCTCGTGTGCGACCAGTTTTTTCTTCCCGCGCTCCCATTTCAGCTCGGTTTTCTTGCGCGTGACCGGTCCTTTAATGACTGCGTACTTGTAAACGGGCAAATCGGCCAAGAAATCGGTCAACGCGCTATAAAACATGCCTACTTCGAGGATCTTATCGACCTTCAACTGCGCTTCTTTGGCCTCTTCGGCCGCTTTTTCGCGCTCGGAGTGCTTTGTGGCGTTGTACAGCTCCTCAAGACGCTGAATTATCAGGTCCTGAGCGACCAAATTGCCCTTCGCGTTCTGTTTCATAACCTCTTCGTGCACCAAACCGGCGATGTTCATCTCCAGAGACTCCGGAATGACCGGATCGGAGCTGGGCGCGAGGGTCCACGGGCGGTCGGAGTTCATGTAGACGTTCCGAAGGAGGGCGGTGGCGCCGCGGCACTTCATCGCCATCAGTCGAGTGTAGGTTGTAGAGCCGCCCATCGCCTGAATAGCCTGCAGAGTGCCCGGGTCGTACTGCCCGTTGTAGGCGCGCATGTCGCGAATCAGTTCATCGTCCACCGCGATGACGCGGCGATGACGCACAGCCTTCTCAAAACGCTGTCGAATGTAGTTGGCAAGTTCTGTAGCAATCTCCGGAGAGATCGCTGACAGGTCTTCTGATCGTCTTTGGGCGGCGTCCAGCTCGTCGTTGCCCACGACACGGAGCAATCCGCGACCCTGATGCTTCATAGGATGTAGCGCATGGTCGCCCGGAGAGATTTTACGCGAGCTGGGAGCAGCAGCTCCGTCGTTGACGCCCGGTATGGGGCTGGCGGCTCGAGCTGAGGTGCCAAGATTGGCGGCGGTACCGGCGAAGCCGGCACTCCCGGGCTGAATTTCTATGGCTCCCATGATTCCTCGGGCCGCTTGAACGGTCTTGTGAGCACAACTCTACGTGTAAGTGCCTGTTTCTTCAAGTCCACCCTGCAGCGGGCGGAGCGGGCGTACCTCGGTCGTTACGCCGGATGCGGTTCAACCTACTAAGAACATTACCAGAATGACCGAGGACACCGTACTGTAGCGCATCCGCGATGTCACTCCAAGGGTGTGTCTTGGTTGGTTGTGGCTTCAGCTGTCCGTCCTTTAGGCGCTCGTACCTATAACGCGCTTGCATAGCACGTACCAAGTTTGTGCAGTGAGGCGAGATCAGGAGCGCAGCGCCACCGTCGCGTTGCTGGAGGAGCCACTTTTCGACCGCGCGCAGGCGTGGATCGATCAGATTGGTCTGCGCGGGTTGGGAGGCGAAACCGAGACGCGTGATCGCCTTAAAGACGCTCTCCTCGCCTATTTGTCCGCGGGCAATGCCTGACGGATCTCCGACAATGCCCACCGGCAGTCGTGCGTATTTAGCCTGTGCAAGTAAGGGACGGAGCTGGGCTGTGATGAACTGCTCAACACCCATTGACCCGGCCTGCTCGGTGATAAGCTCGTCGATGACAACCAGTCGTCCCCGAGCATCGATCTGAGTAAGCACAGCTGCAGGGTTCCGGCCAAAGTCCATCCCCACAACCACAAGGGTACCCGGCACAGGGAGCAGGGTGTTACGCGCCACGTGAAAGTCGTTTCGGAAAGATGCTCGAAACACAGCCTCGCCAGCGAGGGAAGGGGTAACTTTATTATCGACATACTGTTCGACCCATTCGGTGCTGTTGTTCAGGATCAGGTCTTCGTAGTATCCCGGGACGAGATTCTCTCGGTTTTCGGCGCCGGGATCACGGGCACCCGGCTGCACCCAATAGCCCCACGAAGCAGGCCGAGGCTTTCCGTCCGGCATGACTTTTTCTTCAAGTATAGGATACCACGGTGAATCCTCGGAAAAGGAATTGGTCTCCCCGATGACTCCGCGCCATGTCGGTCCTCCATTAGCCAGCGAAGGGTAGCGACCGCATCGACCCAGAACGTCCATGAGTATCTGAGGTGGAAGCTCGCGTAGCTCAGAAAGCCATCCTGCCGTGAGATCCAAGGACAGGAGGCGCTGAACGTTTTCGGGAGTGTCAAGCGGTAGCATGATCCACTCTGACTCAACATCCCCAGTGCGTAGCCAGAAAGTTTTGTGTTGCGCTTCATAGGTCACTATTCCGCGGAGTAACTCCGCCACAGTCTTAGCCGTAGTCGTCTGCAGCTGTGGCAGCGTGTTGCGGACAAGCGCAAACCGGGTGCGGCGAATCCCGTCACGTGGATCAGGCGCCTGCTGCATCGCGCGCCTAGCCAATTCCATGACCATGCCAGAAGACTTGCCAGACCCCACGGGTCCGCGCACCAATCTAACGCGTTGGTTCGACTGCATGAACAGATCGACCGTCGGCGGGGCGACGTAGGTAAAAGTATCAGGCACGCCAGCATCCTGAGCATATGCGGTCCTTAGAGCGCCTACTCACTTTGTGCCATAGGCCATTGCGAGACACGATGCGACCACAGGCTAGTTTGTCGCCTTCAATCACGTTGACGCGCGTAGGCGGCACGAAGTCGAGGTGTACGATCCGAGACCGCAGTTTTCTGACCCAGAAAAAACGTCGAACGCTCATAATATTCTCCATGTTCTCCTCTCCAAAAAATCCCCGGGTTTCCCCGGGGGCGGTTACTCAAACCTAAACAGCTTCTTCAAGGCTGTTTCAGTTGCGGGCGTTAGTTGCTTTGCTCGTAGTTCCCGCTCGATTCTCTCACGCAGATGCTTGGGAAGCGTCGCTCGCAGGGCTTTGGGCAGCTGTTTGATCAACCGGCGCAGATGCGACTGTCTGTCCGGCGCTAGGAAGAGGGGCGTTTAGCGCGCCCTCGTTCGCGGCGAGCTGCGCTTGGGCCTGCGCAGAAACAGAGTCGTCGTCCAGAGCGATCTGCACGACAGCGATCAGCGCGTCGATGTCGCCAGCGGCTCCATTAAGGGCCTCCAGCTGGACGAACGCGTTGACGAACTGAGTGACGGCCTGCGCATGCTCAAACTTCGCCAGCAGCTGCTTGATCGAGGCGGTTGACGCGTCGTCGAGCTGGCTGATCGCCTGCTGGACTTTCTTACGGTTGATCTCCACCTGCTCACGGTTGCGCGTGAGATTGGTAAGCGCATTCGGCAGGGTCTTACTGATGTCGGTCATGGTCACTCCTTCGGGGCGGTGTGGTAGTCAAAAGGCAGGTCGAGCATCTCCTCAACCTCGCCGCGTTTCTCAGCCTTGCGGACCTTCCGCAAGTTCTCGAGTCTTTCCTGCGCATCTTTGAGCTGGCTCTGGCAGACGGACAGCTGGTTCAGCAACTCCTTGAGGCGCTTGTCTTGGCTCTTGGCGACGTTGCGCAGCGACTGGATCAATGTCCCAGACTTCATGAATGTCTCCATGGACATCATAGCCATCTGCTGCAGCGGATTGGCCGGGTTAGCCATCTGGTAGACCTTGTCGTCCACCATGTTTCCGTTGGGGAATTCAGCTTCGGTCGCTGGTGGCTTTGGCTGGGAGTATACCGATGGCGGTGCGTTCATCCTTAGTCTCCGTCGTAATTAAAACGGGGGCGTTTCCGCCGAAATGTATCGAGATCTGCCTCGCGGGCGCGTTGTTCAAATTCTCGTCT